CTAAATGAAATCCAATACGCAGATAAACACTCCCGCAAATAGAATTTACTATAACTGTTAGCAAGTGACCACTGGGATTGTTGCGCAAAAAAACTTACTAGATCACCGAAAAAATCTACATAAGCGAATGCGATATCATAACCAACACCACGCATCACCAGAAAATCTTCTTCGTCGATCTTTGAATTCTTCCGATGGAACTCAATTATACCATCAAAAATTTCCATTATAACCATACCCATCATACTTTTGTCGTAATTTTTATAATCACCATCGAAGAGATTGTTAGCGAAACTCTCCAGATAATTAGCAATTTTGTCCCAATCTTCACTATGCGCATTACAACCGACAGCATTCTCGAATGGTAAATTATTACGTTGCATGAGACGAATGAAAGATAAAAAATATTGTCGTCCGATAATTAGATGGGTGACATTCTGGCCAGTAAACACACGGGTTTTACCGTCCAATATCTTTTGGAATTCTCGTGGTTCATCCTTTAAAGCGCCATTAAAGACAAAATTACATCTTCTGCCTGCCTTATAAATTGCGATATGCTTAGCATACCAAATGGATAGCTCGGTACCCATAGTGTACACATCATCAGCGAATATGAACAAATTCTTCTTCCCCACTTTATGAGGAAAACCGGCTGACGTGTTCATATTGATCTTATCAATACCCCGAATGCCTTCAGCACCATTAATCACAGTGTGTAAAGACAATTTTTGAAGTAAGTCCATTTCATTTTCTGGAAGAAGAGCGGTCACAGAATCAAAGTAATCCTCCACCGCTTCTTTCACTAAACTATGGGGCATCTTCAAACTATTATCTATCATCGGCATAACAGCGTGGTGTATAGGCTTATAACCTCGCATCAAAGGGGCACCATGTGTTTTCTCAAAACCATATTTATCTTTGAGGTATGGAGCGATGATAGTATCCTCGACCTTGGAGCTTGGTGTTGATCGAGGCCCTTTGAGTGAACCAAAGACACTCACAGCCCCTTCTTCAACATATCGAAAACAACTTTTATCATGAAGTCCTTGTAATTCATATGTGTTCTGGTCACACACCAGATCAACATCTCCAACATCGACTATATGTTTCGTATGGAAAAATTGACGCAGTGCTTCTAGTGGTACTATCGCCGATAACGCACTGTAAGTTTGGTTCCCAGCAACATGTATCCCCACAATAACAGGTCCCAAAGCTGTAACACTAATCAAAGGAGAACCGCAGAAACCTTGCTGAGTAATGCATTCAGACTTACCTTCATAAACACGCATAGGTGCTCCACCATTCAGACTTGCATGCTGAAAATTGGCTGGTCTCATATTTTAACTTCAGTAACTATGCGTTCGCACTCATTCGAAATACTTACGTAATAACCATGTGTACGAGCGCAAAAGGTATCTTTCGCAAACATTTCTAACAAGTTCTTACGAGGCGGTAGTTGAGGAAGATACAATATA